TTACTGAAGCAGATAGAACAGAAGACGAAGTAGGTGACTTATTTAGAAACGAAAGACATATAGCTCTTAAAATGCAAAAACCTTTATTTGTAAGTTCATTATCTTCAGACCAAAAGTCTAGGATAGACGCACTTAGTATTTCTTTATAATAAATAAATAAAATAAATTATGGGACACCCAATACACAAACACATGCATTCCCATGTTACAAAAGGGAATGTAAGAGCATCGGTTAGAGATGACAAAGCTCACATGGACTATTTAAAAAGAGATATCAATTATGATAACAAACATGGACATAGTGATGCAAATATGACTGCTGATGAAAAACATATTTCTAGATTAGCAGGAGACGTAAAACATGATGATCATTTGCTTCATAAATTTGGAGATATAGAAAATATAGTAGATCGACAAAAAAACTTGGTTAATGAAGATGGCGATATAATAGATCAGGGTAAAAAAGGAGCATAAAACAATGGCTTTTAAATTAAAACCATATTATTGCACTGATAAACTAAATACTCCGATTTATAAAACAGAATTTGAAGACGGTAAAACCCACGGGGTTACGTTAAAAACAGGTGCTATAGTATTAAATAAATATCTTCCTTTAGATGAAGAAGAAAAAACCATTGCACATGAAATGGTTCATTCGGATCAAATAAAAAGAGGAGATTTACGTTTTACTGATAAAGAAGTTTATTGGAAAGGTAAAATTTACCAACGTTCTAAAATAACTGATGGAGATAAAAATTTACCATGGGAAAAAGAAGCTTATGCCAAACAAGAAAAAATTTAAAGGTACGAAAGTCGGGAGCTTTTTAACAAAAGTGGCTCCTGGAATTTTAGGTATAGCTGGTGATATATTACCAGATGCTGGTGTATTAGGTATAGTTAAAAACTTAATTACTAAAGATAAAACTTTACCACCAGAAGATAAAGAAAAAGCACTAATGTTATTAGAGCAAGATATGGTGGAAATGGAAGAAGTATCAAAGCGTTGGGAGTCTGATATGAAATCAGATTCATGGCTTTCAAAAAATACACGCCCAATGTCTTTAATATTTTTAACACTATCTATGGTATTGTTAATATTACTAGATAGTTTTGAATGGGATTTTAATGTAAGCGAAGGATGGGTATCATTACTCCAGACTCTTCTTGTTACTGTATATGTAGCATATTTTGGGTCACGTGGGGCCGAGAAATTCCAATCTATAAAAAATAAGTAAAATACACTTAAAACAAGTGATTATAAATAAGTAACTAATATTAATTAAATAAAATCAAATTATGAGTAAAGAAAAAGAAATGAAAATAAAAGAAGAAGAATTAAAACAGATTCAAGATAATCAAAATGAGATGCTTAGACTCATTAATTCTGTTGGAGCTTTAGAAGCCCAAAAACAAGATTTTTTAAATAAGCTTCCGGCTGTCAAAGACGAAATGGAAAAACTTAAAAAAGATCTTGAAACTGAATATGGTTCTGTAAGCATTAATATGCAAGACGGATCTTATGAGGAAATTCCAAAAGAAGAAGTAGCAGGACCTGTAAAAACAGACTAATGAAATCTAATATAAGAAAAATCAGTATAGGTGCTGATTATAAGAGTGATGCTATGCATTATTCTATAGGCCAGCAGGTGTATGGAGGACATGAAATAGATTGTATTTTATATGATGAAACCGATTCTTCTTATAATATTTATATAAAAAAAGTCAATGAGATATTGCCATGGAAGAAATTTAATTCACACATGGCTATATCTATTGAATATGATTTGGAATATTAATGAAAAGTTTATATAATTTTATTATTACTCCTTTAAATAAAAGGTATGATAATGAACTTCGTATAGGAAACAAAAAATTAATAGTAAATACTTCTATAGAGGAATTTGAATTCATTAGTAGATTAGCTAAAGTTTTAGCGGTACCAACAGCATATGAAACAGAAATAAAAATAGGAGATACTATAATTGTACATCATAATATTTTTAGGAGATGGTATGATAATCAAGGTGAGGCTAGAAATTCCGCATCGTATTTTACTGAAGAAATGTATTTTGCTGCTCCAGACCAAATATATTTATATAAACATGATACTAAATGGCAAACATTTGGTGGATATTGTTTTATTAAACCAATTAAGCATAAAGAAGATTCTTTAAATAGTAATGATACTGATCTAATAGGCGTTGTTAAATATAATGATACTTATCTAGAAGATAAAGGAATTAAAGAAGGTGATTTAGTCGGCTTTCCTCCAAAAAGAGAATGGAGGTTTTTAATAGACGAAGAACTTTTATATTGTATGAAATCTAATAATATATTTGCTAAATATGAGTACAAAGGAAACGAAGTTGAATATAATCCAAGCTGGGCACAAAGCAGTAGAAGAATTAATAAAAGTTGCTAAAGAACCTATCGTTGATTCTGATGATGATATATCTGCAGATAGACTTAAAAATGCAGCTGCTACTAAAAAATTAGCTATATTTGATGCTTTTGAAATATTAAGTAGAATTGATGAAGAAAAAAATATACTAGAAGATAAGCCCAAGGAGGAAAAAAAAGAAAAACCTTTTAAAGGTTTTGCGGAAGGTAGGTCTAGATAATGTATAAACAAACTTTATATAAGGTACTAAATAACCATATTAAATCCAAAGTAATAAATCATAAAAATAGATATAAGAAATGGGAATATGGATATAACAAAGAATATGATATAATAGTTATTAGTAAGACTGGGGAGATTGGTGAAATTTATGAAATTCAAAACCTTAAAATAGCTTTACCAAAAATACCTAAAAACCCCTACAAATTTAAAGATAAAAAGTGGACTAGATTTGATTATCCTGTCCAACTTAATAAAATCAAAACAGTCTTTGAATGGGAAAATTACCCTATAGACTTTAAAGAATCTTGGTATGATTATATAGATGAGGAATTTGTTAGAAGAGACGAAGGTTTTTGGTATTATAATCAAGACATACCTATTTATATTACTGGTACCCATTATATGTATTTGCAATGGAGTAAGATTGATGTAGGTAAACCAGATTTTAGAGAAGCAAATAGATTATTCTTTATATTTTGGGAAGCATGTAAAGCAGATACACGGTGTTATGGTATATGTTATTTAAAAAATAGACGGTCTGGATTTTCTTTTATGGCCTCAGGCGAAGTAGTTAATTTAGCCACAATGTCAAGTGATTCCAGATATGGAATATTATCTAAAACTGGACCAGATGCTAAAACGATGTTTACTGACAAGGTTGTTCCTATATCAGTTAATTATCCATTCTTTTTTAAACCGATTCAAGATGGTATGGATCGACCTAAAACAGAATTAGCATACAGGGTTCCAGCTTCTAAATTTACTAGAAGAAAGATTATAACAGGTGAAGTATTACCTGAATTACAGGGTCTTGATACTACAATAGACTGGAAAAATACTGGTGATAATAGTTATGATGGTGAAAAATTAAAACTATTAGTACATGATGAATCGGGAAAATGGGAAAGACCTAGTAATATATTAAATAATTGGAGAGTTACAAAAACCACTTTAAGGTTAGGTAGTATAATAATAGGGAAATGCATGATGGGTAGTACATCAAATGCCTTAGATAAAGGTGGTGAAAATTTCAAAAAACTTTATAATGATTCAGATGTTATACGAAGAAATGCCAATGGACAGACTCGCTCGGGACTATATAGTTTGTTCATACCTATGGAATGGAACTACGAAGGATACATCGATGCTTATGGGTTACCTGTATTCGATACCCCAAGAGATGCCGTTTACGGCCCCCTTGGAGCCAAAATTACTTTAGGTATTATTGAATATTGGCAAAATGAAGTAGAGGGATTAAAAGGTGATCAAGATGCATTAAATGAATTTTATAGACAATTCCCGCGTACTACTAAACATGCCTTTAGAGATGAATCTAAATCATCTTTATTTAATCTAACTAAGATTTACCAACAAATAGATTATAATGAAGAGATTTTATTAAAATCACCTTTATTAACGCAGGGTAGTTTTCAATGGGAAGAAGGTATAAAAGATACAAAAGTACTCTTTATGCCTCATAATAAAGGCAGATTTAAAGTGTCGTGGGTTCCAGCTAAACGTTTACAAAATAATATTATTATGAAAAATAATATTAAACATCCTGGTAATGAACATATGGGAGCATTTGGTTGTGATCCTTATGATATTTCAGGTACTGTAGATAATAGAGGCTCCAAAGGTTCTTTACATGGTTTAACAAAATTTAGTATGGAAGATGCTCCTTCTAATAGAATATTTTTAGAATACATAGCTCGACCCCCAACTGCAGATATATTTTTTGAAGATATATTAATGGCCTTACATTTTTATGGGATGCCCATACTTGCAGAAAATAATAAACCAAGGTTATTATATTATTTAAAAAGAAGAGGGTACAGAGGATTTAGTATGAATAGACCCGATAAAATAAAATTATCTGTAACAGAAAGAGAAATAGGTGGAATACCTAATTCAAGTGAAGATATAAAACAAGCCCATGCTGCAGCAATAGAAAATTATATTGAAACATATGTAGGAGAAACGGAAAGAGGCTATGGTGAAATGTATTTTCAACGTACTCTAGAAGATTGGGCTAAATTTGATATAAATAATAGAACTAAATTTGATGCTACTATAAGCTCAGGGCTAGCTATTATGGCATGCAATAAAAATAAATACAGACCAGTAGCAGAATTTAAAAAAGAGGTAGTACCTTTAGGATTTAAAAAATTTAATAATGCTGGTATTACTTCAAAAATTATACAATAAATGAACGGTGTTGACACTAATTACTTAAGTGGTTTTCCTAGTCAGATAGTATCTGAAGAAGAGAAAAATACATGGGACTACGGATTGAGAGTGGCTAGAGCTATTGAAAACGAGTGGTTTAGCAATAATAGATATGGAGGCGGTACTAGTAGCTATGGTTTATATAGAACTAATTATTCAGAATATCATAATAGAAGACTATATGCACGAGGCGAACAATCTGTACAAAAATATAAAGATGAATTATCTATTAATGGTGATTTATCATATCTTAATTTAGATTGGAAACCTGTGCCAATCCTATCTAAATTTATAGATATAGTAGTTAATGGTTTAGCTGATAGAGATTATGATATAAAAGCTTATTCCCAAGATCCTGATTCAGCTAAAAAAAGAACTAATTATGCGAATGCATTATTAAGAGATATTGAAACTAGAGACTATTTAGAAAAGGCTCAAGCTGTTCTTGGTATGGATTTATATTCTACAGAAAATAAAGATAATTTACCTGAGAATGAGGACGAATTAGCTTTGCATATGCAACTTGATTATAAACAATCTGTTGAAATAGCCGAAGAAGAAGCGATTTCAAATGTATTGGCTAAAAATAAATATGATCAAGTAAATAAAAGATTATTACAAGATTTAACTATATTAGGAATTGCTTGTGTTAAAACTAATTTTAATAAAGCCAATGGAATTAAAATTGAATATGTAAATCCAGCTGATTTAATTTATTCTTATACTGAGGATCCAAATTTTGAAGATTTATATTATGTAGGCGAGGTAAAAATGATTACAATTGCCGAACTTAAAAAACAATTTCCTTATTTAACTGATGAAGAATTAGAAAAAATTCAAAAGTTTCCTGGTACACAAAATTATTTAAGAAATTGGAATGAAGCACCAGATGTTGTTGCTGTTTTATTTTTTGAATATAAAACCTATATAGATCAAGTGTTTAAAATTAAACACACAGAACAAGGATTAGAAAAAGCTTTAGAAAAACCTGATACTTTTAATCCACCTAAAAATGATAATTTTGATAGAGTGAGTAGAAGCATAGAGGTTCTATATACAGGGGCTAAAATTTTAGGTATTAATGAAATGATTAAATGGGAGATGTCAGAAAATATGAGTCGTCCATATGCAGATTCTACTAAAGTTAGAATGAATTATGCTATATGTGCTCCTAGAATATATCATGGTAGAATAGAATCATTAGTAAGTAAAGTGACTGGATTTGCAGATATGATTCAATTAACTCATTTAAAATTACAACAAGTAATATCACGAATGGTTCCCGATGGTGTATATGTAGATGTAGATGGATTAGCCGAGGTTGATCTTGGTAATGGTACCAATTATAACCCATCTGAGGCATTAAACATGTATTTCCAAACTGGTAGTATAGTAGGTAGATCACTTACACAGGATGGTGACCCTAATAGAGGGAAAGTTCCTATTCAAGAATTACAAACTTCAAACGCAGGGGCTAAACTTCAATCTTTAATTACCACATATCAATATTATTTACAAATGATAAGAGATGTGACCGGCTTAAATGAAGCTAGAGATGCAAGCAGTCCTGACCCAGAAGCTTTAGTAGGATTGCAAAAATTAGCAGCTTATAATTCTAATGTTGCTACTAGACATATTCTTCAAGCTTCTTTATATCTTGCTGTTAGAACTGCAGAAAATGTTTCATTAAGAATAGCTGATGTTTTACAATATGAATTATTAGCTGAGTCTTTAAAATCTTCTATTAGTAGTTTTAATGTAGGTACTTTAGAGGAAATACAAAAATTAAATTTATTTGATTTTGGAATTTATTTAGAATTAGAACCAGATGAAGAAGAGAAAGCACAATTAGAGCAAAGTGTACAAATTGCTTTAAAATCTGGAGGTATTAATTTAGAAGATGCTATTGATATTAGGGAGGTGCATAATATAAAACTCGCTAATCAATTACTTAAATTAAAACGTAAACAAAAACAAGAGCAAGAGCAAGCCGCTCAGCAAGCTAATATTCAAGCACAGGCCCAGGCTAATGCACAAAGTGCTGAACAAGCAGCTATGTATGAAGTGCAAAAACAGCAAGCTATAGCTGAAACACAATTACAAATAGAACAAGGAAAGTCTCAATTTGAAATTCAAAAATTAGAAAAAGAAGCTCAAATTAAGAAAGAATTAATGGAGCAAGAATTTCAGTATCAATTAAGATTAGCAGGGATGCAAGCTCAAGTTACTAATACAAAAGAAAAAGAAATCGAAGATCGTAAAGATCAACGAACTAAACTACAGGCTACGCAACAAAGTGAAATGATTTCACAAAGAAATAATGATTCTATTCCTATAGATTTTGAATCACAAAATGATTTACTAGGAGGGTTTGAATTAGAACAATTTGCGTAGTTTTTTATTAATTTATATTATATTTTATTATGTCAAAAAACAAAGATCATCAAGCTTTGAAGATTAAGAAAAAATCTATTCAAAGCCAACTAGATGATGGACCAGTTAAAATAGATTTAACAAATCCATCAGAACAAGGAGAAGTAGTAAAAGATACTGCAAAAGTAGAAATAAAAGAAAAACCTAAAACTGAAAAAGATGCCGTACACGGGGAAACAGCTGATAGCGTGCAAGACGCAGGAGGCTCAAGCGAAGAAGCAAGGGAAGATACCAAAGTGGCCGTGCCACAGCCCGTCGAGTCCGTTAAGGATGATGGGGATCAAAAACCTATCCTCGAAGAAATAACCGAAGAAGAAGTAGAAGAGGCTAAAGAGGAAGTGCCCGAACCTGTAATTGAAGATCCTAAAATTAATTTACCAGAAAATATAGAAAAATTGGTAGAATTTATGGAACAAACAGGTGGTACTTTAGAAGATTATGTTAGGTTAAATGCTGATTATTCTAATATAGATAGTACAGTATTATTAAGAGAATATTATAAAAATACTAAACCCCATCTTAATGATGAGGAAATTAGTTTTGTCATGGAGGAAAATTTCCAATATGATGAGGAAAATGATGATGAGCGAGACATCAAAATCAAAAAACTTGCTCAAAAAGAAGAGATTGCGAAAGCCAAGGATTTTTTAGAAGATCTTAAAGGGAAATATTACGACGAAATCAAGTTGAGACCCGGCATTACTCAAGAGCAAAAAAAAGCTGTAGACTTTTTCAATCGCTATACACAAAATCAGGAAGTTGCTTTACAACAACATGAGGACTTTAAACAAAAAACCACTAAGCTTTTAAACAACGAATTCAAAGGTTTTGATTTCAACGTTGGAGAGAAAAAGTTTAGGTATGGTGTTAAAAATCCAAATGAGGTTGCTAAGGCCCAGAGTAATTTACAGGACTTTGTTCAAAAGTTTTTGGATGATAGGGGCAATGTAAATGACACTACTGGGTATCACAAGGCAATGTACGCTGCTAGAAATGCGGACAACATAGCACAACACTTTTACGAACAGGGAAAAGCTGATGCTGTAAAAGATGTTGTAACTAAATCTAAAAATATTTCTAATGAAGTGCGTAAAGCACCAAGTGGAGAAGTATTTGTAGGTGGAATGAAAGTAAAAGCTATTAGCGGAACTGATGTAAGTAGATTAAAAATAAAAAAACGTTAATTTAAAACAATAAATTATGCCTTTAAATCCCCTATTTGGAACTATTGTTCCATCGCAGGAACGTCAGATAACATCTGATAATTACATGAGTTTTACGGACGGTACTAGAGACTTTGCTCAACAGTATCTACCAGAAATTTATGAAGCAGAAGTAGAAAGATATGGTAACAGAACTCTTTCAGGCTTCATAAGAATGGTTGGCGCTGAGATGCCAATGACATCTGACCAAGTAGTCTGGTCAGAACAAAACAGACTACATATTGCGTATGATCAAGTATTACCAGCAGGTGCTCCAACAAATACATTGGAGTTATTTGGTGTTGGTGCAGTTGGTCAACAAAACGTAATTTCACCTGGTATGACAGTAGTAGTTATGCCTAAAACAGCTGGAGCTGCCTCGATTAAATGTTTCGTATCAGATTCTGGTTGGGTAGCTGGAACTGGTCTTGGTAATGCAAGACTTATTACAGTTAATCCTTATACTGCAGCAACTGTGCCTGCAGACGCCACTGGTTATAAAGTATTCGTTTACGGATCTGAATTTCCAAAAGGTAGTCAAACGGTACTAGAAAACGTTACACCTGATTTCACTCAGTTCAACAATAAACCAGTCATTATTAGAGATAGATACGTTGTATCTGGTTCTGATACTGCACAAATTGGTTGGGTTGAAGTTACAAGTGAAGACGGAACTTCTGGATACTTATGGTATCTAAAAGCCGAAGGTGAAACTAGACTTAGATTTGAAGATTACTTAGAAATGGTAATGGTTGAAGGTGAAGTAGCTACTCTTTCAGGAGCTGGTTCATTTGCAACTGATGCTGCTGCTGGTGGTTTGGGACTTACAGAGTTTACAGCTGCTAACTCGGCTAACCTAGGTACTCAAGGTTTGTTCGCTGCTATTACAGCAAGAGGTAATGTATTCTCTGCATTTGCAGGGTCTTTAGTAGATTTTGATGCAATTCTTCAAAATCTAGATTCTCAGGGAGCTATTGAAGAAAACATGCTTTTCTTAGATAGAGCCACAGAATTAGCTATTGATAATATGCTAGCTTCTCAGAATTCTTACGGAATTGGCGGTACATCTTATGGTGTATTTGAAAATTCAGAAGAAATGGCGCTGAACTTACAGTTCTCTGGTTTTAGAAGAGGTTCTTATGACTTCTATAAAACTAGTTGGAAATACTTAAACGATGCTTCTACAAGAGGTGGTTCTCAGAACTTTACTGTTGGAGATAATGTCGATGGAGTATTAATTCCAGCTGGGACTTCAACTGTTTATGATCAAATTCTTGGTACAAACATTCGAAGACCTTTCTTACATGTAAGATATAGAGCTTCTCAAGTTGATGATAGAAGAATGAAATCATGGATCACTGGATCTGTGGGAGCAGCTACTTCTGCATTAGACGCAATGGAAGTGAATTTCTTATCAGAAAGATGTCTTTGTGTGCAAGGTGCTAACAACTTTGTATTATTGACAGCTTAATCATTATTTAAAGGAAAAGGCGCTTCGGCGCCTTGCCCTTTATTTTTTTAACTATTTAATTATATTATATCATGACAAAAACAAAAGAAAAACAAAAAGAAGACTCAATTGAAGTTGGATGGGAATTAAAAGATAGACAATATTACCTTACGGGTAATAAATCTCCCCTAACCTTTACTTTATCTTCAAGACACTCAGAAAGATACCCACTATTGTGGTTTGATCCAATTAAAAAAGAACAAAGAGCATTAAGATATGCAACTAACCAGGCTTCTCCATTTATAGATGAACAAAAAGGAGAAGTTACTTTAAAACATATTATGTTTGAAGATGGTGTATTATTTGTTCCTTTGCAATATCAAGCTTTACAAAAGTTATTATCTTTATATCATCCACATTTAGACGTGAAATATGCTGAACGTAAACCAATGGCAGATGCTATTGATGAACTAACTCATATAGATCAAGAATTAGATGCATTAAATGCAGCTAGAAATATGGAAGTTAATATGGCAGAAGCTATATTAAGAGTTGAGAAGGGAACTAAAGTAGCAACGATGAGTAGTAAAGAAATAAAAAGAGATATTATGGTGTTTGCTAAAAAAGACCCTATCCTCTTTTTAAAGCTAACTGAGGACGATAATGTTCAATTAAGAAATATAGCTGTTAAAGCTGTAGAACAAGGTGTTATCAAGTTAACTAATAAAAACAAAGATTTTGTATGGGCTAAAACAAGTGAGAAAATTATGAGAGTACCATTTGATGAAAATCCATATTCTGCGTTTGCTTCGTTTTTATTAACTGACGAAGGAGTAGCGGTCTTTAAATCTTTAGAGAAAAAACTAGTTTAGTTAATAGTAATAAAGGGCGGATTCGTCCGCTCTTTGTTATAATAATAATACAACATGGCTATAGACGTAAACACTGTATATAAAACAGTTTTATTAATTTTAAATAAAGAACAAAGAGGGTATATGACACCTGATGAGTTCAATAAAACTGCGACTCAAGTACAACTTGAAATATTCGAAAAGTATTTTGAGGATCTTAATCAACAATTGCGAGTTGCTCAAGCAGATACTGATTACGCAGATAGACAAATGAATATAGATGAAAAAATTGCTATATTTAAAACTTTTGGAACAGCTGCTTATGATGTTGCCCAAAATTATTTTACTCTTCCAACAACAGATTTTTATGGTAATACTTACCCACCTACCACTGGGGCAACTAGTGAATTTTATAGGTTAGGATCTGTTATTTATAATGATGAAACCGAACTACAAAGATTAGATAGACAAGATTTTTATTATGCGGAAAAATCGAGACTAACTCAAGCATCATTAGTATTCCCAACTTATTTATATGAAAACGAAAAACTATTTGTTAGACCAACAAGTATTGTTTCAGGTATTAGTGTTAATTTTGTACATAGACCAATTGATGTAAGATGGGGTTATACTATAGGAGGTGTAGGACAATATGTATATGATCCTTCTGTATATAATGCTCTTACTAATACAACGGGTTCTACACAATTTCAACTCCACCCTTCAGAACAAAGTGAAGTAACAATAAACATATTAATGTATGCGGGTATTATTATTCGTGATCCACAAATAGTACAAGTCGCTATGCAAGAAGCCGCAATGAATGAACAAAATTCAAAAACATAATAAATGACACTAATAAGGGAAAACAATAGACAGTATTACGCTGGTACGCAAACTTTTATTGCTACTGGAGTCATTGGGGAAAATTTTGTAACTACTTTTGATACCAATCTAGTATTTGCGACCGCTGACCCTACTAATGTTAATTGGCCAACTAATAATTTTTATTTAGAAAGAAGTGTAGATGGAGGATTAACATATGTTCCTTTTTATAATACCTATGGTGTTACTGCTAATACTATAATTATAGCGTCAGGATTAAATGCAGGGGATTATTTAAAAGCTCAATTAACTGAAGAAACAGTATGGAATAATTATAATAGTTATTCATATACAAAGCTTTCAGATGTTATAACAAATTACATGATAGCTTATGTTGGGGCTGGAAAATTGATACCTAGCGTAAAAAGAACAGATGTTATATTTCATGCTAAAAGAGGATTACAAGAATTTAGTTATGATACTTTAAAAAGTATTAAATCACAAGAACTTCAAATCCCATCAAGTCTTTCATTAATAATCCCTCAAGATTATGTTAATTATGTTAGATTAGCGTGGAAAGATGAGCTTGGTGTATTACATACTATTCAACCTAATAATGGTTTAACTACAAATCCATATGAAAGTTTAGCTCAAGATCAAGATGGTAATCCTATACAGGATGCTTTAAATGAGAATTTAGAAACAACATCGTTGACTAAAAGAGCATGGAGAATAGCTAATGATAGATTAATAACTGGATGGAATGGAAATTTCTGGAGTTTTTATACAGATTATTTTACTGCTCCTTATCCTTTATATTGGAATCAAATAGTAGGGCAAAGATATGGATTAAACCCTGCGACCAGCCAAGTTAACGGATGGTTTGGAATTGACGAAAGAGAAGGGAAATTTACTTTTTCAAGCAATTTAACAGGAAGAATTGTAATAATAGAATACGTCTCTGATGGACTCGCATATGATTTGGATACTAAAGTACCAAAGTTGTCAGAAGATGCATTATATGCTTATATAAACTACTCTATACTAGCAACACGAGTAGGTATTTCTGAATATATTGTAAAAAGATATCAAAAAGAAAAGAGCGCTAAACTTAGAAATGCTAAAATAAGATTATCTAATATTAAATTAGATGAAATAGTACAAGTAATGCGTGGGAAATCTAAATGGATTAAATATTAAAAATTAAATGGCAGAAATAAAAAATACTTTTCTAAAGTCTAAAATGAATAAAGACTTAGACGAAAGATTATTGCCTAACGGAGAATATCGAGACGCTTTAAATATAGCTATAGCTAAGTCTGAAGATGGTAACGTTGGAGCTGCTGAAAATGTACAAGGTACAGAATTATTATTTAATGGTAATGTTGGAGAATTAGTATCAACAGCTTTTGGGTTAGCTGGTGAAGGAAATATTCTAGTTATTTGTGGCCAATATACAGATGAAATTAATAATAACTTATATTTATTTTTAACTAATAATTATGATATTTTGGGTGGTGATATTATAGATCCTCCTAATGAAAATTATGAAGAGCTAAGGAATCATGCCATTTGTAGATATGATTTAAATACTGGAGGAATATTTATATATTCTGGTGGTCCGTTTTTAAATTTTTCCATAAGTAGGAAAATAAGGAATATTGATTTATTAGAAGATTTATTATTTTGGACTGACAATAGAAATCAACCTAGAGTTTTAAATATAAATAATCCAGATGCTACAGCTATAAACGATTTTACTACTATTGCTAATTTAGCCTATACTACAGAAGATCAAATAACAGTATGCAGATATAGTCCTTATAGAGCTATAGATGTTTGGAAAAATGCTGTTACTCCAGAAACTACCCTATTAGACGCATCATCCCCTAATCTCCCTGCTGTTACTTATGCCATCACTGGCATTACAGGTGGGGCCGGAGATGTTATAAGATTAGATAATACAGTCCTCCCTTTAAGTGTTGGTAGTTATATGAATCCCGCAGCTTTATTTGCAGCGGGTTATCAGATATGGAGTACCGATGGACAAATAAATAAAAGTGATAATGCTTATGTTAGTGGTAATCCAGCACCCGCAACAACAGATATACAAATTGCTTATAGAAATGCTGCTTTACCCGCACCAGTTGTAAGATTTCAAGCAGGTCTTACTTTATATTTTGGCCCTCCAAACCCTAATTTTGTAAATACTGCAGGGGTTGCAGATTATCCAGGTGATGCGGAATATTTAAAAGATATATTTGCACGATTCAGTTATAGATTTAAATTCAATGATGGGCAATTTTCTTTAATGGCCCCATTTACACAATCTTGTTTCATTCCTGAACAATATGGTTTCTTTTTAGAAAATGATGAAACAGAAACATATGAAAGCACAGTAGTTAAATTTATGCAAAATCAGGTTAATAAAATATTACTTCAAATTCCTATGCCTGATGATATTGATGGAACCCAACTAAATGCTAATGAATTAAATGCTAAATTAGATATAGATGAAATAAGTATTTTATATAAAGAGTCCGATAGTTTAGCTGTAAAAGTGGTAGAAACTTTAACCGCTGCCGATTTAATTGCAGCCGGGGCAGTTACTACTTACGAATATGAATATCAATCTACTGAACCATTTAAGACTTTGCCAGAAGCGCAAACAACAAGAGTATTTGATAAGGTTCCTGTAAAAGCACATGGTCAAGAAATTATTAGTAATAGAATTGTATATAGTAATTTCCAAAATAAACATACTCCACCTAGTGCATTAGACTATAATGTAGGAGTATCTTCTAAAATAGATAATGCAACTATTAGCCCTAGCATATTAGGGGAAAATTCTTTATATGCTTATCCAAACCACACTGTTAAACAAAATAGAACATATCAAGTAGGTGTCGTTTTATCTGATAGATATGGTAGGACTTCTACTATATTATTATCTAATAACCAGGGCTTTGTAACTTCTGGAGCAGACACCTATGGAGCTGATACTTTAAATATTCCTTATATTTCTAGTGGTGATGATTATGATACTATTAATTATAATAATTTATTAGATTGGCCTGGCTATAGTCTAAAAGTTTATTTTAATTCTGTTATTCATGCAGTTGCAAACCCGATTTCAGGTACTCCTGGAATGTACCATGGGGACCCAACTTCCCCAAAATATAATCCATTAGGATGGTATACATATAAAATTGTTGTTAAACAAAAAGAGCAAGAATATTACAATGTTTATTTACCTGGTATAACTAACGGATATTCTGCAGATTCTACCCAATTTCCAACAGGAGAAAATGAACTAGCAACAGTTACATTATTAAGTGATAATATAAACAAAGTACCAAGAGATTTATCTGAGGTCGGTCCTGATCAAAGGCAATTTAGAAGCAGCGTAAGACTCTGGGGAAGAATAACACCTCAAATATATACGCAACCTAATATTTCTACTCCTGCCTTTAGTGGTAACACAAATGATCCTACTTTTAATACACAATATTATCCAGCAATACCGGCTGATTCAGTAGTGAGTATATCTACTTTAAGAGAATTATATAGTGATCTATTTCAAGATACAAGTTTGCCTCTTGTCCCAACATTTCTTGATGTTTATGAATCAGAAAGTAATCCTTACCAAAGCGTTATTTCCACAGTTAATGTTATTGGAGCTTTAGGAAATGCAACGGGGCAAGATACTTTTTTAAGCGTTTATGAAACAGACGCCACAGAATCTAAACTAGATATTTTTTGGGAAAGTTCAACTTCAGGTTTAATAACTGATTTAAATACTGCTATTAATGCTGGGACGGCTAATGTACCTTTTAATATAGAAGATTTTCAATATGATTTTGAAGAAGATAGGGACCCCACTCTTGCTGTCGCCCCATATACAACAGGGCAAGGGCCGATTTTAACTGATGATATTTATATTGAAGATTCTTTAAATGCACCTATTGATCAAACTACTATGACTATGGTTGTGGTAAATGGTGATGGTACTGATGTTACTTCTTTATTTACTTTAGTTAGAACACCCGGGATAACTAGTGGTGGAGCTGGTCTTACGCCAAATGGTAATGCTGTACCTAACTGGGATACTTACACAGTACAAACTACAAATTATTTTGTATTTTTAGAAAATGTTAATATAAGAGAATTTACTTTTACTTTAAACGCCACTAATACAGTTACAAATGTTACTATACCAGGTTTTACAGAACAAATGAATTTAGGGAATGTTGCACCAACTATTTCACCTCCTTTAACATTAATATCATATCCTTATAATGATCTTACCGTGCCTCTTATAAATCGACAGTTTACTGCTGTTAATGGTACAGATGATCCAGTTGCTGGTAATAATAAATTAGAATTAATTTTTTCCATAGAATTACAGCAACAATATGGCAGTGATGTCGAATTATTTGCTATAGATGCTAATACAGGAGTAATAACCCAATTACCAGGAACTACATTAAGCGGCCCATATACATTAAATGTTGCGGTATTAGATGCAAATGCAGGTACCGGAACTTTATCAGATACTTATATTTGGGAAATAGTATTTGGAAAAATAAATGTTAATTGTCAATTTATAGATTCTGGAGATATGTCTGGTAGTTTTTTAATAGGTTCACAATCTGGTGGTGGATGGTGGTCAAGAGAAAACTTATTATTCCCAGGTAGTGATACGTTTGGAGGTGCTGCTCCTACTAATTCGGGTGGTGGTACTTTTTGGAATTGGCCAGGGGGTTTTCCAACCCCTACTAATCCAGTAGCAATAAACTCAGGACTTGCAATGCCTCTATGTCTTACAGAAACACGTAGTATAAAATCTATAGATTTATCAAATGGACCAAGTTGGTGCACAACTGGACCATTAGGGCTAACCCAAGGGGTAGCCTATATAACTATAAGATTCGTACAAGAATTACCTGATCAATCATGGTTACCTGCTTTTTTACTTGGCATTGAGGCAAATACAAATTTTCAACTTCAAACTAGAAATGAAAGTGTTCCAGGCGTACCCGGAGCATGGGGTAACATGGTAGATCTAAATGGAAATGATGTAAATACTTTAAGCGGTGGCGAGTGGATCGTAGGTTATTCTGCTAATACTGCCTTAGGGAAAGGAGTATTAGAAGGTACTGGCCCTGGAACTTATCCCACTCTTTATACAGCAAAAAATTTCCGTACTACTTTAGAACAACCAGCGTCTGAAGATCAAGCAAATAATGATCCTATAACTATAGATATAACACGAACTTTTGCTTTTAAATCTTCCCCTTCTCATCTTGGAGTTAGGGCAATAGTAGATACTATAACTGGGATTCAAACAAGTTGGGATAGTTGTAGTTTATCTATAGCAGATAATAGTAAAATTAAAGTAAGTATAGAATATGGAGATTTTTGGTATCCTAATGGACAAACAAATATTGCATGGCAATATGAAATTTCTTCAATTCCACAACCTGATACAGCAGGTGCTGAAAATTATGATTTCAGTGGTGGGGCTGGGGTGGACCAAGTTTTTGCACGTGAACCTATATTTAGATATGTAACCCAGTTTTA